TGTAAAACAAACGCGCTTGTAATGGCTGAAATAGGCATGTCCACTTTAAGCATGGAATATACCATCGATATACCTGTATCTGTCTCTAGTCGCGTCAGAAGGTAGGCTACAGCATCGTCATAGGTATCGAGATCAGCTGGCCTGTGCCACGGATAGTTTTTTATGTTGGACGTATAGTTTGCGCCCGGAATTGGCTCACTCGGTATCGCCATCATCCAGCTCCTCTTCTGATTGGGAAACGTCCATGTCTTCTTCAAGTTTGTCGAAGTACTCTGGGGTAAACATCACTTCGCCAGATTCAGCTATGAGTTTGTCAGGTAAGTTTCCATTCTGAAACGACTTAATACTTCGCTTTATTGCGCTCTCAAACTTCATTTCCTAATCCCGTAGTTAACTTTGAGGTAGCCATCTTTATCTCTTGAAACCGCTTCTGGGTTAGTTTTTTGTAGCTCTTGGGCTAGAACACCATATGCAGGATATTTATCCGCACCAATGCGCTTAGCTTCCTCATTCCAATCCCATGTGTAAGTATTAAAGCCGCCTACTACACCTTTAAATTTGATATTCTCTTTTAGGCGCTCGTCAGAACTTATCAATGCTGCCCCAAGTTGACCTGCAAAATTCCAGAACCCACTACTGCTACTACCGCTTTTTGCAGAGGCTGCAATCTGCGCTTGGAGAATAAGTGCATCCCTAGCAGCCTCATTATCTACCGCCTTAAAGATGTAGTCTAGCAGACTATCTGTACGATCCCAAAGCTGGTTCTGACCCTCCTGAGTAATATCCAGCATGTTCTTGATGTCTTCAGAAAGAGCCTCATACATCATCTTCTTATTCTGGATTTCTACAGTCTGCTTCCATTCAGCAACAGCCTTATCGATGTTATACTGCGTCTCAGAATAGAAACGCTGCCTAGAATCCTCCATAGTCGCTCTAAACTCAGTATTGTCGTTTATTTCCCCTGCGTTATACCTTTTGATCAAGTTGATTTGTTCTGAATTATGCAGTGCAACTCTAACAATAAGATCATCATAGTACTTCTCAAAGTCTGCCCGTTTTTCAGCAGTGAATAAGCGCTGGGCGTTGATAGCAGCCTGATCTGTAAACAGTGCATCTACCATTGACTGAGTATTTATAACTTCAGCTTGCTGTTCATTAGTCAGGTTTTTAAGATCAATCTCTAGGAATGCTTTTGCATTATTCACTAGGGCAACTTGTCTTGCGTCGAGATTTGCAATCTCCATATTTGCAAGAACCTTTGCCTTATTGATTATGGCTTCCTGCTTATTATCCAGATTTTTTATGGTGAGGGTCTGGAAAAACTGAGACTCTTTATCAGCAACGCCGATAGTTGCTTCCATGATGGCGTTTGAAAGCGCGGCTGTAGCTGCTGTTCCTGTAAGATCACCAAACGCTATACTTCTATTAACTTCTCTAGCGATCCCTTGCGCCCAAGCAGGTATTCTAGGATTACCATCCCCATCTTTAAATTCACCTGCAATGGTCTCCATTTGCCATAGAAGGGATGCCTTAGCGTCTACGAAAGATTTACCTTCTTTAGTCAGTTTGTCGGCAAGAAGCTTACCAGCAACTGTGCTTGTGTCGATCATAGTAGAAATATCGATGTCGGCATAATCATCTAGGGCATTACCTAGAGCGCCGTTTCCAGCTGCAATATCAGCTACATCAATCTCTAGATCATCTAGATTAACCAGCATATCGTCAGTGACTTCGCCAGTAGCCGCATTTACGGTGGTTGCATCAGTACCTAAAAGATCGGCTGTTGTAGATACGTCATATGTAATATCATCTGGTTTGTCGGGAACATCATCCACAGTCGAAACATCATCAACTGTAAAGACATCCATATCAGGATCGTCTCCCAGCTGATAATTTGGATTGTTGGGATCGAGAACAGTTCCTTCAGCGTTTGGATCGACTAAGGTGATTAGATCCTGTACGGTCATGTTTCTTGCCTTAAGAAACGCCTCTGGATCATTCATCATTGCTTCTATTTCTTCGTTGGATTCAACGATCCCAGCCTTCTTAGCGTACTCTAGAATTTTATCAGGGGTGAGCGGATTTTCAGAGCTTGTTGTAGAGCCTGATCCGCCACTAGAACTACCGCCTCTATCTCCACCAATCTCATCAGCAGTCAGTGGCTGCGTACTGTAGTTTCTAACAACCTTAGTAATCTGCCCCTGATCATTCTTTTCAACAATCATGTTGTTTTCATAATGATAATTAGGATTAGAAGCGACAATCTGATCTACGTGGTTTTGTTGTTCCTGCGCCCTGTTTTTATTAGTGTTTGAAAATCTGTCTGCAAAACTCAGGCCCGTATCTTTGTCATAATTTTTGTCTGGATCAACGTAATTATTTTCTCGCTCACCTTTTTCATTAAAGCTGGGAGATCTATCGAATACAGACCCTTCCGTTGAAAACGTACTGCCAGATTTCCCTGCTCCACCGCCATCGAACATATCGCCAATATCTTTAAATCCAAACAAACCCATCAGATTTTATCCTTTTCTTCTTCGCAGCGGCGAATACGATCACGCAGATAAATGTATCCCTTCACAGTCTCATCAATCGCCGTATATTCTGGCGGGAGACTGTCTAATTCGTTAGCTAGTTGTTCGTTAAAACGGTCATCATACTGCTTTATCTGGGGGCAGTATATTTCAAGCTTCGTTTTATAGACCGTTTGAGCGCAACCTGTCAGTAACAGACTTACGATCAGTAAGGGTATCAGTTTCATGCTCTGCCACATTTTTATAAAAATCGGACACTTTTTCCTGTGTCTTTAACTCTTCTTTTAAGAGTTTGCGTTTTTGCGTCTCAGCGCCTTTCAATCTACCAAATACATATATAATTGGTATGGCTAGCGCTAAGGCCGCTATAATGTATTCCTTAATTCGACCGAAGATAAACACTAATGAACACCTTCGTTATGGTCTTTTACTCGCGCATACGCTGCCAAACATATTCCTGCGATCGCACACACTAAAAACACAATCTTTAAACTGTCTGCGTATGCAACTAGTCCTTGGAGCTGCCCAGAGACCTCGTTAAGAGCGGTAGCTGCTCCAGCTATACCTACCCCTGCCATTGTCTTACTCTTAGTCAGCGGCTTCGGTGCGGCTGCTACGGGCTTTTGCACCATTTCTGGTCCACCCTCATCGCTAGGAAGTTGCGCATCTCTACTAAAGATTGCTGCCTCAGCTGCGCGGCGTCTAGTTAAACCTCTCAAAGGCTGTAGAACACCATCAACTCTAGCTTTGTTCCAGCGCATGATCTGCTCTGGACATTCCTCATACAATCCTAAGTTCAGCTTTTTAAGGAGTGTACTACTCTTAAAGTTACCTCCGCCTAGGTTAAATACAAATGATACTAGAGCATCGTATTGACCTTGGCTTAGCGGGACATTTACATATTTCTTAACGATTTTACCGTGTTCAACGATATCCTCGATAAGAAGACGTTCTGCCTCTTCAACAGTAATCTTTTGACCTGATCTGACGCCTTTGCAGCTGCCATAACCTATCGTCCATTTTCCAGCTGGACATCTATACGAATGTACTAAGCCATCATCTTGAAGTTTGTGTAGGCCTTCAAACTTCTTAATAAGCTCTATAGCCTCTTGAGATACTTTTTCTGGATGCATGTTAACTCCTATGCTGCCCGATATCTCTGTACATCAGCAGCCATGTTTAGAAGATCATACGCTTTATTGCCTATGACCTGACCTTGCGGAGTAAAGTAAGTTTCGCTCAACATTCCTTGAGGGGTCATATTACGATTTACGATTGATCCATTTGCCATTATCTGGTTTTTCAGAAGGCGTCCCTGCTGATCAAAGGCATTTACAATCCCTTGATATTGCTGACGAGCTGAGTCACTTAACATACTACTTTGGTCTTGCAGCATGGTGCGAACATCGTTCACGGTCTGAGCATAATTGTTCTGCATAAGACCCGCTGTTGAGTCAAAACCTTGTTGGGTTAGATCTTGAATATTTGAAAACCCTTGTTGGTTTGCTCTCTGTATATCCGCAAGGCTAGTAGTCATACTACCAAGAACATTCCCGTTAGCATCCAGTTTTGTTTGTAAAAGGTTGCCTTGAGCGTCTAGAGTATTCTGAATAGTGTTTCCTTGTGCATCAACCGTGTTT